GTAGATTTGGAAGCAGTAGAAACTCGTTATACAGCACAATGGAAAAGTCATGTTCCCAAAATCATCCAAGGGCAAGGACATCAGGTTCAGGTTATCTCTGGTCCTGAAGATATTCCTCGTGCCACTACTCCTGGTGCCTTTCTTAACTTTGGCGGGACTAATATCTATAAGTCTAGGCAAGTTGAAGAGATTGCTCGTCTTTTTACCGCCGGAACCATTATGGCCGGCGACCATTTTGTTTTTTATGATGCTTGGCATCCAGGCATTATCAACCTAAAGTATATGAGTTCTTTACTGAATATTCCAGTAAAGATTCACGCACTTTGGCACGCCGGATCATATGATCCTCAGGACTTCCTAGGTCGTCTTATTGGAAATGCTCCTTGGGTAAGACATTCAGAAAAGGCATTCTTTGAAGCCATTGACTTTAACTATTTTGCCACCGACTTTCATATTGAAATGTTTGTGCGTAATTTATTAAATAATGGCCTAAACGAGAATCCTTGGTTAGATGAGGATTTAGATGATGCTCTAAAAGGACGTTGGGCAGGTATTGTGAGATCAGGTTGGCCCATGGAATATATGGCCGAAACCTTGGCACCATATAAAGGTCGTCGTAAACGTGACCTAATCCTTTTTCCTCATCGTATAGCACCTGAGAAACAGATTGAAATCTTTTGGGACTTAAGGTTGATACTGCCCCAATATGAATTCGTAGTATGTCAAGAACAACCACTTACCAAAGGACAATATCATACTCTGTTAGGTGAGGCTAAGATTGTGTTTAGTGCTAACCTACAAGAAACCCTGGGCATCAGTTGTTATGAGGGTGCCTTGGTAGATGCTATTCCTATGGTTCCAGATAGACTATCATATACAGAAATGTATTATGAAGGATTTAAGTATCCCAGTCATTGGACAGAAAGTTTTGATAGTTATATGAAGTATCGTGCTGATTTGGTCCATCATATCATCGTCACTATGACACACTATGAAAAACGTCTTCCGCAATTACAAAAACAAACTGATGATTTAACAGCGAGGTTTTTCTCATGTCAGGCATTACTGAACAACTTGAATTAGATTTTGAAGATGAATGGCCCGTGCGTGATTACTACGATGATGGCCCTGTGACCATGGACGATCCAATTGTAGAATATAAAACGTTTGAACAGGTCAGTTGGTGGAGACTCAAACAAATGCTGGAACGTTGGCCTGCCATGCGTAAGAGTTGGGAAGCATTTATCATTGATTATAATGTGTGTTTGGCCACTTTGAGATCAGAAGAAGACAATGATGATATTCCATTTTGAGGAACTAAAATGAAGATCGGCAGTAAGTGGTACGGCAGTAATGGAGATATTTTTGAAATAGATGACGTTCGAATAATCAATGGTGAGACTTGGGTTTTTTATACTAATACCTTTACAATGAAAATGTTTAGTTGCTTAATTGGTGCATTCAATGGAAGGTTTAGAGAAGTTTTGTAATTTCTTGATCTGAAGAGTGAATACAAGAAATCATATTACATATGCTAGGTTCTTTAGGAGGTACCCACTCTGCGTTCCAAATATTTCCAAAATTAGTGTTCTGGCATATACTTCCTGAGACCCAGCCTTGTGCTCCAATGTATAATCTTTCTATACCTTCATTACAGCGACTACCAGTAAAAGACGGATTCATATTATGTGAAATGTTTAATCGTTCTAAGTGAGTGGTTTTTTTATAGGAATCTTTTTGAACAATTAAGTCTTGTCTACCTAAATCGGCTAACTGATCATTCGAATATGGAAATATTCCTGATATGTTACTGGCTTCTCTATACAGTATAATATGATTAACCTTTTCTCCATATCGATCTTTCATACTTTGAAAACGTTCTATATCTTCACTAAAATGGTCTGGTCTTATAGGGACTAGTAAATTAAAATTTTTTCCTTTCTTTTGAAATATATCTAGGATAAATTCAATAAGATTAGATCGTTGCCAATAATGATAGGTCAAAATTACATTATCTATATTAGGTTCTATAGCCCACCAATCTAACCACAATTTTCCACCGCTTGAATTTACGGTAATATTTCCATTATGCTGCTTACACAATTTTAAAATCATCGGAAAGCCATGCAGTTCTAAAGGTTCTCCACCGTTAAATGACCATTCTATTGTTCTACCTAGACTATGATAATGATCAATAAGTAACTTAGTTACTCTTAAATATTCAGAAATATTTACTGGTATTGACCCTCCCCAAAATCTTTTGGGACAATATGAGCATTTTGATTGACAATAATCATGTATTTCCCAATTAATTTTTGTTGTAAGCATATTGACAAAACCTAAATAATAATATACTATATTTACTATGAAACTTACTATGTATAAATCTCTATTTCAAAAGGATAATAATGTCAAAACTAAAGGTTAGTGAATTGTTCTACTCTGTTCAAGGTGAAGGTCGCTATATGGGTGTACCTAGTGTGTTCCTCCGTGTATTCGGTTGTAACTTTACCTGCGATGGATTTGGTATGCCTAGAGGCGAAAAATCCAATGAACGCAATGACGTAGCCAATCGAATCGTCGAATTTAAAACCTATAAAGATCTACCATTAGTCCATTCAGGTTGCGACAGTTATGCCAGTTGGGATCCACGATTTAAGGACTTTAGTCCTGTATTGGAAACTGATGCCATTGTGGATGCTATTATGGAAATGTTACCCTACAAGCGTTGGATGAGGGAACATCTTGTTATTACTGGAGGTGAACCCTTGTTAGGTTGGCAACGTAATTATCCTGACCTATTAGATCACCCCAAGATGCAGGATCTAAAAGAAATCACATTTGAGACCAATGGAACTCAAAAACTATTGCCTGATTTCAAACGTAGGTTAATTGCTTGGATCAATCAACGTGAGGCCAATACCAATATCATAACCTTCTCAGTCAGTGCCAAACTTCCCTCCAGCGGTGAGAAGTGGGAAGAAGCGATCAAACCAGAAATAGTATGTGAATATGAAGAAATCGGTTGGACCTATCTCAAATTTGTTGTAGCCACAGAACAGGATGTTCAAGATGCTCTTCGTGCTACGATGGAATTTAGGGATGCTGGATTTGAAGGTGAAGTCTATCTCATGCCAGTAGGCGGTGTAGAAAGTGTATATAGTTTAAATAATAAGAATGTAGCATTGGCCTGTATGAAACATGGATTAAGATACAGTGATCGACTTCAGGTGCCGCTTTTCAAGAATGCATGGTCGACATAAATAAAAGTTCCCCATTTATTTTAAATAAATATTTAAAATGAATGGGGAACTAATATGACTAATCCTATAAACAAATATTCCGAAGAAGTATTCAAAAATAAAGTAAAAGAAAAAATATGTTCTATTTTAGATATTACAGAATACAAAGGTGTTGACTATAAACTTAAAGTGCATTGTATCCACGGTATAAATGAAAGAAGAGGATGGAGTGTTTTAAATGGAAAATACTGCTGTCGCAAAGGCTATTACGAAAGCGGCAACATGTGGAAGAACAGAATTAATACTTTAGAAGACTTAAAAGAAAGTGCTCTAAAATATAGACAAAACATCGATGTTTCCGAATCTTATATAGACACTTCCGGTAGGTATAAAAGGTTAGAAAATATAAGATGCACTATACATAATATTTTTTATAGTAGTATTGCTAAACAAAAAATCGGTCAATGTCCAGAATGCTTTAAAGAAGATAATAGAGAAAAACTCAGGACAGCGGCGCCTAAAGCATGGGCAAGTCAATCAACAGGAAGTTTTGTAAGCAAAAAAGAAACTAAATGGTTAGATGAATTAAACATTAAGGATAGACAAGTATGGCTTGAGGATGTAAAATACAAAGTAGATGGATACGACTATGAAACCAATACTGTATATCTTTATCACGGAAAGTTCTGGCACGGATGTCCTAAAACATTTGATCCAGAAATGATACATCCGATCATAAAAATTCCTATGAAAGATTTATACGAAAAAACAATGTATTACGAAAATAAATTAAAACAAGCAGGTTATAACTTAGTAGTAAAGTGGGGGACATGACACAACCGTTAGATATTCCAGAATTTGTCAAAATATATTTCCTTGTAAAACAGGATGGTATGATGTTCACTCCTACAGGTAGTTCAGGAGGAAATTATTTAGGCACTGGATTTTATTTGACAAGAATAGAAGCAGAACATAGTAGAACAATGGAATATTTAAAAGGCATTACTCCAGAAACTCATATTCATATATTTGAATTAGATGTTCCTAACCCGGCATATAAACATGAAAAAAATACTTAGAAAACTTTTTGGTATAGAAGAAATGGAGAAGGCCATTGCCGAAACCATTCAAAGACAAATGGAGGCAGAACAGGCCATAAAGGCAATAGAAGAAGAAAAAAATCGCCTGTTAGAAATTGCTGCTCAAGAATTGTCAGAGGCAGAAGAAGCCAAAAGATTAACCAAATTAACACCAAAAGAACTAGCTACAGAGCGCAAAGAACCATGGATTCAAGTATTAGAAACTCATGTCAATAAAGATAATCTAAGAAATGGGTTTTTTGAACTTGACTGGAATGAATACTTTGTTGTACAATTAACAGAAGCAGGCTACAAAGGTGCTTCAGAAGAAGAAATTGTAGATGCTTGGTTTAGTGAACTTTGTCGTAATGTTGGGGCAGAATCTGGTATAGATATGGATCGCCGGGGTTCTGGTTATGTTAATCGTGCTCTCCGTGATGACGGGAAAACAGAGGTCTCATGACTTATATTTTAGTTGATACAGCAAATACATTCTTTCGTGCTCGCCATGTAGTTCGAGGAAACCTCGAAGATAAAGTGGGTATGAGTATTCATACTATATTAGGCAGTGTTCGTAAAGCCTGGAAAGATTTCGGTGGCAGTCATGTTGTATTTGCCTTAGAAGGAAGATCATGGCGTAAGGATCATTACGCCCCTTACAAGCGTAATCGTTCAGATGCTCGTGCTGCCCTAAGTCCACGTGAAGCAGAAGAAGATCGTGTTTTTTGGGAAACATTTGATCAATTCAAAGAGTTTATCACAGACAAGACCAATACTACAGTTCTACATCATCCACAACTTGAAGCAGATGATCTCATCGCTGGTTGGATAGATCTTCACCCAAATGACGATCATGTTATCATATCAACAGATGGCGATTTTGCTCAATTAATTGCAACAAATGTCAGACAATATAATGGTGTTACAGGCATAACAACTACACATGAAGGATACTTCGACGAGAAAGGCAAGCCTGTAAAAGATAAGAAAACTGGTGAAGTTAAACCTGCTCCAGATCCAGAATGGTTGTTATTTGAAAAATGTATGCGCGGTGATACCAGCGACAACATCTTTTCAGCATTTCCAGGTGTAAGAGAGAAAGGTTCAAAGAATAAAGTAGGCCTTAGAGACGCATTTGCTGACCGGAATAGTCGTGGTTGGGCATGGAATAATCTCATGCTACAGCGTTGGACAGATCACACAGGACAAGAACAGCGTGTAAAAGAGTGCTATGAACGTAATAGACTACTATGTGACCTAAGAGCACAGCCCAGTGAAATTCGAGATCTCATGTTCGACGTCATCAATGAACATATCAATAGTAAAAAGGATATCCCACAGGTTGGTATACGATTACTAAAATTTTGTGCCACCTATGATCTACAAAAAATCAGCGAACAGATACAGAGTTATGCTGAACCACTAAATGCGAGATATACCATATGATTGAAACAAAAGAATTAATCCCGGATAAAGAATGGATCTTAAAACAGGGTAATATCAAAATAGGATCAATTCAAAAAAATAAAAAAGGTTATATTGTTTATTCAAAAGGGCAAAAAATTAATTATAAAAATATTACAGACCTAGGTATAGAATTACCAAAAAAAGAATATCACTCAAAAATAGAAATTTTGAATGGTTACAATATCTACGATTACCCCTGTAGTACAAAACCGTATTCGCCGGTTTATAATCTCAAAACTAAATTACCAATTTTTACCAAAAGCAGTAAAAGCAAAAGTCATTTTTGTGCCGGATATTTTATCATTCAGTTTAGAAAAGGATGGGTTAAAAGTTTTTGTCCTAAACTGATTACACTGGAAAGATATCCATACAAAGGACCATTCAAAACAGAACATGAAATGAAACAGGAACTGGCAAAAATAAAATGAAACCACTAAACACATTTCCAATTGAAGATTTTTTAGACAAGGCCAAGGTTTGTGTAAGAACTA